TACTTTAATAAATGATACTTTAATAAATGATACTTTAATAAATGATACTTTAATAAATGATACTTTAATAAATGATAATGAGTCGAATATATCAGATGAAGAATATTATTCAGAAGAAGAAAAAGAAAGTATTCTAAAAGATGATACAGAAGATGAAATAAAAAATACTACTGGATATAATAAGATAATCAAGAGTTTACATAAATATAATAATAATGTATATCTTTCTGCTACTATTGATGAAATAAAAGATTTTACATATTATAAAAAAGATATTCGTGATATGATTGATAATAAATATTTATGTGATTACACTATTCATATACCTATATTTTCAGATGATTCATCAAATAAGAATATTTGCGAACACTTATTAAGAAATTATAGAAATATAATTATTTATTGTAATTCACAAAAGGAAGGAAAGAAAATTAACGAATTATTAAATACATTACAAAAAGGTTGTTCTGAATATATTGATTGTAATACATCACGAACAAAAAGAGATAAGATTGTAAAAAGTTATAAAGAAGGTGAAATACCCTTTTTAGTTAATGTACGGATATTAGTAGAAGGATTTGATGCACCAATTACTAAAGGAGTATGTTTTATACATCTACCATCAAGTAAAACTACTATTATTCAAATTATTGGAAGAGCATTAAGATTACATCAATTAAAAACATACGCGAATATTATATTACCATTTTCAAGTAAAGAAGATGAAAGTAATATAAATAAATTCTTAAAAATATTAGCACAAAATGATAAAAGAATAAAAAAATCATATGAAAGTAAAACAGAAGGTGGTTATATTTCAATTGAAAAAATTAAAAATGATTCTGATGAAATTAAAAATGAAGATATTGAATTTAAATATGAGATGATTTATGATAGTATGAGTATTCTTAAAAATGGTGAAGAAATATGGATGAAAAGATTAGAAGAAGTTAAAAAATATATTGATACTTATAATAAGAGACCTAATTCAAAAGATAAGGATGTAAAAATAAAAAAATTAGCTAAGTGGATATATAATCAACAACAAAAATATAAAAAAAATGAAGGATTTATGAAAGATGAAACTATTAGAAATTTATGGGAAGATTTTATTAAAAAATATAAAGAGTATTTTTTATCAAATATTAAAGTATGGTTTGATAATTTAAAAAAAGTTGAACAATACATAATTAAGAATAAAACAAGACCATTTCGATCTAAAAATCTAGATATTGAAATTAAACGTTTAGGTTCATGGATTGGACATCAACAAAAAAATTATTTAAACAATGAACATCTTATGAAAGATGAAATTATCAAAAAAGTATGGTATGAGTTTACAATAAAATATAAACAGTATTTTTTATCAAATAATGAAGAATGGTTTAATAATTTAAAACAAGTTGAAGACTATATTATTAAAAATAACAAGAGACCTAGTAATAGTGATAAACTTGATGTTGAAATTAAACAATTAGCTAGATGGATAAGTCAGCAACAAGAAAATTATTTAAATAATGAATATAATATGAAAAATGAAACTATTAGAAAAATATGGACTGAATTCATTACAAAGTATAATCAGTATTTTTTAAGAAATAATGAAATATGGTTTAATAATTTAAAACAAGTTGAAGAGTATATTATTAGTAATAATAAGAGACCTAGTGATAGTGATAAACTTGATATTGAAATTAAACGTTTAGGTAAATGGATTAGTCGTCAACAAAAAAATTATTTAAATAATGAACAAATTATGAAAGATGAAATAATGAAGAAAGTATGGTATGAGTTTATAATAAAATATAAACAATATTTTTTATCAAATAATGAAGAATGGCTTAATAACTTAAAACAAGTTGAAAATTATATTATTAAAAATATTAAAAGACCTAGTGCAGTAGATAAAGATGTCGAAATTAAAAGATTGGGTAATTGGCTTAGTAATCAAATAAAAAATTATTCAAAGAATAAAGATATTATGAAAGATAATACTATTAAAAAAGTATGGGTAGATTTTATTACAAAGTATAAACACTATTTTTTATCATATAATGAAATATGGATTAATAGTGTGAAACAAGTTGAACAGTATATTATTAAAAATAGTAAGAAACCTAACAGAGCTGATAAAGATGTAGAAATAAAAAAATTAGGTCAGTGGATTAATAAACAACAAATAAATTATTCAAAAAATCAACATCTAATGAAAGATAGTACTATAAAGAAAGCATGGTTTGATTTCACTACAAAATATAAACAGTATTTTTAAAAGATTAATTTATTTAAAAATAAAGATAGTTTATCACCTGAAAAAATTAAAGAATATAATAAAAGAGCATATGCAAATAGTTATTTTTAAATTTTATTCATTAATAAAAATCCATTTATAACCTAATGCTGTTTTTCTATATCCTTTACAACAAAAGAAATTGCACCAGCATTATTTTTTAAAGCATTTATATCATTAGAAGCATCTAAAAAAGTATTATATTTTTTTATAATTTCATTTGTATTAATATCTACTTTTCCAATTAATTTTATTTTTTTTTTAATAATTGGTTTTTCAATACGAATTAAATCAAAATATTTTTGTGTATTTTCTGCTGATGTACACCATTCTAAATTTTTATAATTATTATTTAATTTATTCATATCAATATGATTAACTACATAATTATCATTAAATTTTTCAGGTTTTTTTATAAAAGTGTATGCTACTAATCTATGAACTTTTAAACTATGACTTTCTTTTTTATTTTCATTATTAAAACCAATTAATGCTATATTATAATAACCATCATTAATTTGTTGTTTTAGTAATCTTCCTTTTATATTTTTTATATCACCATCTTCATTTATAAAATAATTTGAATAATTTATATTATTTATAGTACCAATATTTGTAAATATATTTTTATCATCTTCAATAATTTTATTATTTTTATTAATAGATCTTATTTTATCAGTATTAATCATATTTTCTTGATGAGTAAACCATCTTAAATTTTTGTAATAATTATTACTTATATTTCTATCAATGTGATCAACAAATTTTTTATTATTATCATTATTTATAAACATATATGCAACCAATTGATGAACACGAAAAGTTTTTGATTTTAAATTTTTATCATAAAGTCTAACTTGTATATACCCATTATTATTTTTATTTAATTTCATAAAAATATTATTTTTTAATGTAAATATTTTACCATAATTTGATATTTTATAGGAATTTTCATAATTTGGTAAATTTAGTATTTTAAATTCTTCATCATCTTCTAATTCACAAGTTGCTTTTATTTGTTTTTTCTCTAATACTAATTGTTTTTTATTTTTTTCTATATTTTGATTTTCACTAGTACATAATTTACATCCACCATAAATTGATATTAAATGATCTGACTGTGAAATATTAAAAATATGATTATGTTTTTTACATTTTAATTCACTTTTAGTTGTTGCTAAAATATATTTAAAATCAGTAAAATCATAATTATCATTAAATTTAATTTTTGATTTTTCAATAGTATCTTTTAACATATTATCACTATAATTTTTATTACATTTATTACATCCACCATCATTTTGTTTTAGATGTTTTTGAAGACATACTGTAAAAATATTATCATGTTTAATACATTTAATTTCTGTTTTAGAATTTCCATTTATAAATGTATTTTTATTAATTATAAAATTATTACCATATTTTTCTATTGATTTATTTTGAAATTGTAAAAATCTATAATCAAAATCACAATCAATACAACCACCAGCATTAGTATTTAAATGATTTTGAACACTAATAATAAAATTTTTATTATGAATATTACAATATAAATTAATTGGTTTTTTTGTTGTTATATAATTTAAATTTTCATAACAAAATATATTATTAAATTTTGCTTTTGATTTTTCAATAAATAGTTCCATTGTATAATATATATTATTAATTTATCTTTAAATATAAAAATAATTATTACATAACTTCACAAATTATAAGATGTTTTACATTACCTAATTGATTATTCCCGGACAACACAAATGAAAGGAACTATATCTACACCTAATATAGGATTTAAGAAATTATTATTGAAACGATTTGAAATATTAGAAGTTAATGAATACAATACAAGTAAATTGTATAATAAAACTTTCAAAGAATTAGAAAATGTATCAGTAAGAAAGAATAAACATAAGAAACATTTACATGAAATACTAACTCCAAAAGAGGAAACCGAACGGTGTATTTTTGTAAATCGTGATAAGAATGCTTGTAAAAATATTTTATATTTAGGAAAATATTTTTTAAGAAATCAATCAAGACCAATAGAATTCTGTCAAAAACCAAAAGAAAATAAAGTAGTTGTAAAGCAACGAAAACCAAGACAGAATTTAAAAACTAGTGATGATAAAAAATCAAAGATTTTGTTATCACAGAAGAAAGAAATTGTTGTTTAATCAAGGTAGTAGATTAAATAACATCTGATGGGATTATGTGTATCTACCATAATATGCACATAAGTAAGCCCATTATTTAGAATTTAGAACTCTTTAATGAGTAAAGCTGTTATTATTTTTTTTGTCATTAAAACCGGCATTTAAAATACGCATCGCTCTAAATTGATTATATATTTATTTAGATTGAAAATTTCGTATTGTAATATTAGTTATATTAATATTTTTTAAATAATTTTGTACATTTTCTATATTATCTCCTTGTAGTTGAATAACTTCTATATCTTTACCTTCTTCTGAGATTTTTTTTAATGTTCCATTACAACCATGTATTTTTTTTAGTTTTTGTAAATGTTTTTTTTGTTCGTCTTTTTCTAAAGTAAGACCACTAATATAAGTATTTTTACGTCTTCCATTTATTTCTAACCAAAGTTCTACATTAATTAGTTTATTTGATATATTATTATCTTGTTCATCTTCAAAAGGATTCATTAATATTAGTAAGTTTATTATAAAATAATTTATTATCAATTTTTTATAATATTGACTATATGGAAAGAATAAGTATGACTTTTTCCACCTTCTATTATAAATATAGGAAATTTTTAATATAAAAATAACTAAAATAATCTCATTTTATAATTTTCTACTTCACTAGTAAAATTAATTATTTTATCTATATTTGGAACTGGTACCATATTTAATTTTGTTCGGTCTTTGATTATAATTGTCGAACGAGTATTTTCTTCTTTTTTTACTACCTTAATAATATTTTCATTTAACATCATAGAATGATTAGCATATAATATTTCTCGAATTTTAATAATTTTATTAATTCTATCAACACCGTAGATTATAATAAATAGTTCTAAACCATGTTTTAATCTATTTATATAGTCATTATAATTACCATGTGGTAATTGAATATCATTAGGAAGTTTAGATACGCTAAGACATTTTGATTTTACTTCTATTTTATTTCCACAAGAACATACGATATCAAGTGATGGCGAATTATTACCAATAACATGTAATTTTTTCTTACTACACAAAGGGCATTTAAAATTATTGGCAATATAATGTTCCATTAATATTCCAACTTTGTTTTTAAGAATTGGAGCTATTTGTTGTTCTAAAGGACAATTTCGACAACTATGTTCTTCATTACAAAAATAACATTTTTTTGTATTTTTGCAATAATTATGTTTAGTAGTCATAGATGTAATATTATTGTATCTACAAAATGATTAAATAATTAAAAAAAATTTCAATTTTTTTTAATTATTGTTTAATTGATAATACTAGTATTAAAGCAAAAATACAGTATATTAAATAATTTAAAAACTGTTCTAAATAGTATCTTTATGATAATATAATGGTTATTTATTTAGGTATTATTATGATTATAATGATATCAAATTATATGTCATATAAAAATGGTAATGAGTTTTATATATTACGTAAAAATCCAGATAATAAAATAAAAATTTTTGATTTATCTTATAAGTATTTACCTAAATTAATAATAGAT